TGGATGAGACTGCTGCGTTGATACCAACTGGTAGCTTCCACTATAGCGTAGAGTACAGTGCAGCTGTTAAGATTTTGTCGAATGCAATGATGGCACCATTCCAGCAGATCCTTGCGAATGCAGGGCTGAAGCCAAGCGATGTGTACAAGGAGGCCATACCTGTTGGACATGGCTACAATCTGAAGACTGGGCAGACTGGTGACTTGATTAAGATGGGTGTGATTGACCCACTGAAGGTAACACGTAGCGCATTGCAGAATGCAGTGAGTGTGGCAACAACTATTCTATCAACGAACGCTATCATCACGATGGCTAGAGCATACGAGGTGCGATAATATGGAGCAGGTACTAAATCCGTTTGGCCACGGACAAGCAACTAGAGTAATTGACGAGAACCGCAAGACAGTTGAGAGTTGGGTAGAATACCTACCCACCTCAAAAGTGTTTGATGAGAATGAGTTCTACATTCTGTTTGAGGATGGACTACTAGTAAAGAAGGGACGATCTAAGTTCCGAAGCAGTCAGTATCTCAAAGGTGATAAATTTAAACCATTTTATGAGCAGCAGGCTTAAGGAGTGGTTGTGCATTGTTGGACTGGCATTGCTATTCGCACTTGTAGTGATACTTCTGTATGAGCTTTAAAGAAGAGGTCAGTAGTATACTAGATGAGATTAGAGATATGCTTGTCTATAAGAACGAGAAGTACGGCAACTCAGCACTTGAACCTATTGGTGTGTTTAGTAAGCTCTCCCCTAAGGAGGGCTTGCTTATACGCATCGATGACAAGCTGAAGCGAATTAAGAACGGTAGCTTGGATAAGGATGACGAAGACGTGGTGAATGACTTGATTGGATACCTAGTCTTGTTAAAAATTCATGCAAAAAAGTCAGGTGTATACAATGGGTAGCTGCTTACAGGTTCGAATCCTGTCCTGACTACAGAGAGATAGTACCTTTCTTAAACGAAAGAAAGATGGAAATAGTATATTTTGTTTTAGGAGTAGTTACAGTCCTATTGATAATTGGGGTTGTGATTGTTGTTAAGGTAGGTACTCAATTGAGAAATGTTGAATCTAATTTTGAATATTTAGAAAAAGTTTCAACTGACTTCTATAATGAGTTGAATAGTAGGATTGATCGAGAGTTGGTGAGTTTAAATTCTCACATAGACTCTAGATTTGATAAGTTTGAAAGTAAGATTAAACAAAGATTACCAAAGGAATAATTTAAACCGAAAGGTGCTATCTCTCAAATTATACCCGATAGTGATACTATACTGTGATTTGCTTTTATAATGTACCTTATAGGGTACGACTTGTCGTAAAAATCACAATGTAAAATATCTTTAACCTTATCGGAATTATTCCGAATTAAAATAACTTCTTTGACACTCCTATCTGATGCACCTTCTGCAAAGGCTGGTACTGGTACTGGAAGATATACTTGTTGTCTACATAGGATGCGCTTGCGCCTGGTTGTAACAAAGAGTTTACGTTTGCGCCTAGATATAATCCTTTGCTCTTCTTTATAATCGTCTTAGTCTCTGTGTTTGTAACCGTGTTGGTTACCACTGGAAAATTATAGTCGCTCGTAGCGGTCATTTTAAGCACTTCTCCGAGTACTTCTCCGCTAACCTTAGTACTTCCATAGTCAAAAGGGAAAGTAGTCTCAAAATGGCTAATTTTAGGCTTGTTGTCTACAAGGACTGTATCCCTAATAACTTGAGTTTTGATGCGATTCTTAGGGACGTATACAGTATCTAGTACCTCAACGTATGCAGTATCTGTTTCGGTTTTGGTAGTGAACTTGTAAATGGTCTCTGCATCAGGCTTTGGATACACGATGAATGTTAGTACCACTCCAATCAAGAATGCAACTACTGCAATTCGTATTCTCTCGTCATCAAATAACTGTTTCATTACTGTTCAATAAATAAATTGTCTTCCTCAAGTATGTTTCTTAATTTTTTTCTACAAGTATCGTAGGCTTCATATATTTTTTTGTCTAACTCACCGTGCTTCATCTCTGCACGAAGCCACTGATCGTAGTTCCATATAGCACTTTTGTATTTGCCTCCATTAATTGCGGCCTGAAACTCCCAGTTATCCTCAGGTAAGTCAAACTCTAGTACTGCTTTCATACAATTCCTCTGTATTCTGCTTTAGCATCGAAGGATGGACAAGCCTTTTTTACATTAGGAAAGTCACGATGGCCTTGGATTATCAAGCATTTGTTATCACTCCAATCAATTATACAGTTAATGCACTCTAATATGGCCTTTTTTTGGGCATCTGTACGGTTATCTACCGGTATTCCATTCTTATTTACACCTCCAATGTAACTGATGTGTACAGATTCCTTGTTAAATCCCTTTACTCCATTGGCAACACCGTTAAAATCTAGCAGTTGATGAGTAGTTCCATTGGGCTCAATGAGAAAATGGTACCCAGGGCTACTCCATCCTAGGCTATCCTTCCAATACCTCTGTATTGAAGCCACTGTTGCAGTCTGTGGTGTTGCTGTACAGTGTATTGCTATGTACTTTATTGGCCTATTCATACTGGAAACTTGCAACTGTCTACTAATAACTCGTAATATCTATTGTCTTTTCTATTTACTTCTCTTCCAGATAGAGTCAAGATCCTACCTCCTGTAGGTTTTACAGGAGCTCCTCGCTCAACATGCCACCCGAAGGCTCCATCTTGGTACTCTTCCTTGTATGAGCCTGTTATTGCTAGGTGAATCTGCTTGTGCTCTATCTCAAATACTTTTTTTCCAACATTAAAGTTAATTGAATCCCTGACATCGTTACGGCTGGAGTTCTCGTGTATGTGTCCCATGATAAATACGTCCATGTTCTCATACATCTCCAGTGCACGTGTAAGGTTTATGGCTCCCTTTGTAACTATACCACCTCCTCCAGATCCGTGGAAGTACTTAAGGTTCTTACTCATCACAGTGTTACCGTTAAGATAATACTTTAATACTATCCATCCACCATATCCACCAGTTTGAACGCTAGTCTTTTTGGTGTAGTTTAATAAATCTACAAATCTTTGTAGAGGATCAGTCTCTAAGTTTTTTATGATTGCCGTTTCGTGGTTACCATAACCTATTACGGTTAGTAAATGTGAGTAGGGAGCCCACCATTCTACTGCATCTTCTATTACAGCATCAATGTAGTTTGCTTTGTTGTGCTCAGGAAGAATATCCTTTTTGTTTCTTCTTGGATCGTACTTCCCCTGCATTAGGCAGAAGAAGTCACCATTAATTTGTATTGGTATATTGTGCTTTAAGCAGTAGTCTAAGTGATCCCTTAGCTTATCTCTATCACACTTTGGGTTGTCCCAGTGAATGTCAGACAGTAGTGCTAATTTAGTTTCTTCTTTACTAAGTTCAAGGACATGAACATTTCTGCTAACCTTTTTTAGATTCATCAGAACATTTTTTGTTGTCCATAAAGTTACCATTTTTTTTTATTTTGCAACTATTTACTATATTGGCAACATAAATATAATACGATGGCAGTAAACGAAAGAGACCTAAAGAACTTTGTTGATGGGCTTTTGATTGGGGCCCTATTCGGTGCTATTGTCGCAACCATTTTAATTTTAACGCTCACATGAAGGCGATAGGAAAGAATATCATCATCAAGACTGTTGATGAGGAAGTAAAGACATCTTCAGGACTAGTACTTTCTGGAGAAGATACCAACCAGTTAAGATATAAGCGTGGAGTAGTCATCAACTCAGGTACTGAGGTTAATGCAATTAAGGCTGGTGATGAGGTGTACTATGATAAAGCCAACAGCTACGTGATGATTATTAATGACGAGCACTGTGTAATTATTCAGGAACGTGACGTAGTTCTTGTCCTGTAGCCCTATTCTCTCGAATCTCTTTATTCATCATCTTAATCATTTCCTTGTAAGGCTTCTCTGATGGCTTTACATTCTTTTTGAAGAGTGGATTATTGCAGAGAGTCTCTGGAATTTCTTCTCCCTCTATCTTTTTGTACATAGAGTTTACCATTCGCTTTGCCTTATAGGATAGTGAGTACAGTGCCTTAGACCTCATGGCAGGTCTGCCTGGTTGCTTGGTAGAAAATAGTTCTATCCATCCTAGCTTCTTTAGTTTTTCAAATCGCTCTATATCCCAGGTAAAAAGTTTTTCATACTCCTTGAATGTGGTGAAGTTGAAGTATCTTTCTGAGTAAAGGAAGAGTAGCATATCTATGTCCGCTTGGGTTAGATTGTGCTTTACTTTGAAGTAGGTGCGTATTACTTTCCAGTATTTGAGGTAGTCTCTTTGATTTGATTTCATTTTTATTATTACATTTGTAAACAAAGGTAAACATAAAAGTCATGAAACCCTGTACACAAAAAGTTAAAACCGCAACCTCTTACAAACCAAAGAAGAAATGAAAGGAGATCAAATGATGGCTATGGGTATGCCCAAAGCCGCTGTCCTAGGTGGACCGAAGAAAGCCGCTGTTAAGAAAGCTGTTAAAGCTGCGTCTAAGAAAGCTCTTAAGCCAGTCGCTAAGAAGAAGAAGTAATGGCTGAAAAGTCTAAGATGAAATGTAATCGTGTCGTTGCCTCTGACAGGCCCGGCAAGAAGCGGATGGTTAAGGCTTGTGCTAATGGACAAGAGAAGCTAATCCACTTTGGTGCTGAGGGTTATGGTCATAACTATTCGGCAGCGGCACGGTCTTCATTTAAGGCTAGGCACAAGTGCAGTACTGCGACAGATAAACTATCTGCTAGATACTGGGCTTGCAAGAACCTATGGGCAGGTCCAGGAGGATCTACTAAATCATCACCTAAAAGTAAAAGAGGTAAGTACTGATGAGCGAGTCTTGGAAAAGTAGAGGTCATTATTTGAAGGATGGAGTTGAGTGGACTGGACACCAGCATGCTCATAATGGAAAGATTATGACTGGTAAAAGTCATACTAAATCTAGCAAAGACCTTTATCACTTTATGGATTTAAGTGCTGAGGCTAAGCGAAAAGTGTTATCTAAAAAGAAATGAAAGACGCTTGCTACAAAAAGGTTAAAGCATCTTATGATGTGTTTCCCTCTGCTAGGGCTTCACAGGCCATTGCTAAATGCAGAAAGGCTTCTGGTTCAGTTAGAAAAACTGAGTCAGGAATATCACTAAAGCGTTGGGAGAAAGAGAAGTGGCAGGATACCAAGACTGGTAAAGCCTGTGGTGCGGGAGGTAAGAATGAGTACTGTAGACCAACAAAGAGAGTGTCATCAGAGACACCTAAAACTAAAAGTGAAATATCACCTGCTAAGCTTGCAGCCAAAAAGGCTGAGAAAAGTAGAGTAGGCATGGGTAAAAGAATTTCTAAAGTTTAACTATATTTGTTCATCATTAAAATTTAAATCAAATGTCACAGAAAGTAACAAAAACAAATGCAGAGTTATTGAGTCTAGTTCAGATTTTAAATCTAGTTCAGACTGAAAAAGGAAGTAAGGCAGAGGCTAAAATCAAGAAGATTGCTGAAAAGATTAAGCCTTTGTTTGAAGAGTACAACGAGAAGCGTGAAGACATTCGACTTGATCATGCGTTCGCTGATAAGAATGGTGTGCTAGAGTTAAGTGAGAAGGGTGAGTATAAGTTCACAAAGGAAGGAATTAAGGGCATGTCAAAGGACATGAAGAAACTTCTTGAGGAGACCTTTGAGTTCTATCAGTTTACATTTTCAACCGAAGGCATTGAGGACTTTAAGTTTTTGGCTGGATGGGTTGAAGGTATTGAAGCCGACAAAGAAGATGATCAAGTTCAGTAAACTATCTGAAAAAATTCAATCAAAGCAAGGCATTGGCTCCAAGAGGGCCGATGCCATTGTTGCTTCTATAGGTCGTAAAAAATACGGAAAGAAAAAGAAATGAAAAGCAAAGGATTAGGAGATACTATTGAGAAAGTAACCAAGGCTACAGGGATTAAGAAAGTTGCTGAAGCTGTAAGCAAAGCAACCGGAAGTGATTGTGGCTGTGGTAAAAGACGTGATGCACTTAACCGTGCGTTTCCATATAAACAAGAATAATTAACAAAGACATGGCATATCAAAAATTACAACAATCAAGAGCTGCTGTTGTCACTAAAAGTGACACTGTAGATATACCTAACCCGGGTAATGGTGAAGTAGAGGGCTGCGTATTATATGTTGGTACAGGTGGAATCCTACGTGTATTAACAGCAGGTGGAGATGATATTACATTCCAAAATGTACCAAATGCATTTGTTACTAGCTTTCAAGTAGTTAGAGTATTTGCATCCACTACAACAGCCAACAATATTGTAGCTCTTTGGTAAATGAATCATCAGGAGAACAGTAGGCTTGATTATATGGCAGCAGAACTGGATGCGTTAAAAAATGACGTAGCTGAGGTTAAGGCTATTGTTAAAGACATGCACACTTTACTCTCTGGTAATCCTATTGACAAGGACTCTAATGGAATGATTGGAGACTTGAGGACAATGAAGAAAGAGGTATATGAATTGAAGTCTGAATTAAAAAAATACAAGAATTATTTTTATGCACTTGTGACACTTGTTGGCCTTGGTGCATTAAAAGTTATTATTGAAATATTAAAGTAGAATGGCAAAGGCAGTAGCAAGTGTAAGAAAGATTAGCTTTGGGAAAAAGAGAACCGGTATAGCTAAAAAGTCATACGGTAAGTATGATGAAAAGCCTAAAAAATATAGGGGACAGGGGCGATGATAAAGTTTTTTGGTTGGGCTAAAGGATTCTTGTCAGAGAATGGTGAGGCATCAAGCAAAAGATTTGTGGGTGTCCTTAGTGCAATAGTGCTGTGCTATACTCTTTTAAAAAATCAAAACGAGCCACTTGTTTATTCTGTTGCTGCTTTATCTGCTGCTGCTTTAGGAATCACTGCTGCTGAAAAGATATTTAAAAAACCCAATGGAAATTAAACTATGAAAGAATTTCTTGAATTAATTGGTGTAAATATAGGAATAGCATTGGCAGGTTTATTTGGAAGCCTTATCATGCTTGGTAAGAATAGTAGCATTAATTTAAGGACAACTCTGTTTGCAATCATAACAGGTGTTTCAAGTGCCAATTACATTACCCCGATTGTCAGCGATATGATTAACATTAGCAATCAGTATCAGATGGGAGTTGCTTTTATACTTGGTTTTCTAGGTCTTAAAGGAGTAGAAAAAATATCTGAAAAAGTTTTAAAAGAGGAAAAATGATTTACATCAACGCACTTGCCAATCTAATTATTGGTATTTCAATGGTATTCTTTATCATTTTTATTTTTGGTTCAAACAATCAAAAAATAAAAGCTTTACCTAAATATGAATCGCTTTTTATTAAAACAGGTTTATCATTTATTGCCTGCGGTTCTATTCTAAGTTTTATTACCTTATCTAATCCTCAATTTACTGAGGTTCTTATGAATTGTGGTCTTGCTTTTGTGTTTTTATGGGGAGCATTTTTTCATTATAAACATTTTATTAAGAAATGAAAATCAGCACTCACCTAAACTTAGCAGAGGTCACAAGAAGTGATGCAGCTAAGAGACATAATATCGACAATACACCTACAGCAGAACACTTGGAGAATTTTAAGTTGCTTGCTGATAAAGTGTTTGAGCCTATTCGTGCTCATTTTGGAGTCCCTATCCATATCAGCTCTGGGTACAGGTCACAGGCTCTTAATAAATTCATTAAGGGCAGCGCATCGTCTCAGCACTGCAAGGGCCAAGCCATTGACATCGATATGGATGGAAGCAATGGAGAAGTAACAAACAGGATGGTGTTTGATTTTATTAAGGATAAGTTAGACTTTGACCAGCTTATTTGGGAATTCGGTACAGATTCCAATCCAGATTGGGTTCACGTAAGCTATGCTAAAGGAGCAAATAGAAAACAAAAGTTAAAGGCTGTTAGAAATAACGGAAAAACTTCCTATATTAATCTTCCATAATGGCAAAGATAAGTACATACCCAATTATCTCTATACCTACCATTGACGACCTGTTAATTGGTACAGATGTAAATGATTTAAATAACACTAAGAACTTCACTATAGGTGATATTGGTAATCTAATTGGGCAAGACTATGTACCCTACGTAGGTGCTACAGGGAATGTGAACTTAGGTTCATTCAACATTACAGGTGGTGGATTTATTGTTGGGGGAGGAACTGCTAGTCAATTTTTAAAGGCTGATGGTAGCCTAGACAGCACACTTTACACACCACAAACAAGAACACTTACCATTAATGGCACGACATACAACCTGTCTGCCAACAGATCGTGGGATTTAAATACGATTGATTCTCTAACCACTACTGGAACTAGCGGTGCTGCTACCTATGTTGGTAAGGTACTAAACATTCCAGTTTATCAGGCTCAGGGAAGCTATATCACTCAGCTTTCTGGAGAAGCAACTGGCTCAGGTCCAGGAAATGCTACAGTTACACTTGACAATACCGCTGTTATCAGCAAGATATTAACAGGATTGAACGTAACTGGAGGCACTATTGTATCTACTGATACAATATTGCAGGCATTTGGCAAGGTTCAGAACCAGATAAATGGGCTAACAACTGGCGTAACCTACCAAGGGGTATGGAATGCAGCTACTAATACACCATTCTTACAGAGTTCAGTAGGTACTCAAGGATACTACTATGTAGTTGATGTTGCTGGTACCACCAACTTGAATGGAATTACTGACTGGCAAGTTGGGGACTGGGCTATTTACAATGGAACTGCATGGCAGAAGGTAGACAATACCGATGCCGTAGTAAGTGTGAATGGATACGTAGGTGCTGTTGTGCTTACCGCTAGTGATGTTGGGGCTGTACCAACTACAAGAACGCTTACAATCAATGGTGTTGGCTACAACTTATCTGCTGATAGATCATGGACTGTAGGTGATGTTAGAACTGATGGTTCTTACGCTAACCCTTCATGGATTACTTCACTAGCATGGAGCAAGATTACAGGTACTCCTACCACTTTAGCAGGGTATGGCATCACTGATGGTGCATTAAATACTACTACGTTAACTATTAATGGTACAACCTACGACTTGACTGCGAATAGAAGCTGGAGTGTAGGTACAGTTACTAGTGTGGGAACTAGTGGCCCACTTACTGGTGGTACAATTACTGGTTCCGGTACGATTGGGATAACGCAGTCGAGTTCGACTACGGATGGATATTTAAGTGCATCAGACTGGAATGCATTTAACAGCAAGCAAGGAGCAATATCAGTTAATGCTCCATTGACATTTGTGTCAGGAGTAATAGGCATAACGCAGTCCGGAGCCTCAACAGACGGATATCTGTCGAGCACCGATTGGAATACATTTAACAGCAAGGTAAGTGGCAGTGGTACAGCGAATACGCTGCCTATGTGGGGTAGTGCTAGTTCATTGATTAATAGTCCACTGTCTTATGCTGCTGATACGTTTAACTTCCAGTACAATAGTGCTACTGGAGGTACTGTAAACTTTACCAACATTGGATTGACTGCGTATACGTACTCAATTCAGATGAATAACTTTGGTTCGCCAAGGTCAACTATCCATAGTTATACTGATGGATTGATTATTCAGTCTATCGGAGGTACTCAGGTATCTAGAATGTTTGCTAATGGCAATCTTATTCTTGGAACAGGAACAGTTGACAATGGATACAAGCTTGAGGTAACTGGTGACTTGTATTTGAGTAGCATTGTAAATGCTACTGTAGATACAGACAGGTTCATTGTTAGTGATGGTGGGTTAATCAAGTACAGAACAGGTGCACAAGTTCTTAGTGATATTGGAGCACAGGGTTCTTTGACTCTTACTACTACAGGATCAAGTGGTCCTGCTACATTAATTGGTGATACGCTTAATATTCCAAATTATAGTTCATCGCTTACTGGGTACGTTCCGTACACTGGTGCTACTCAGAATGTAAACCTAGGTGAGTATGGATTGTCTGGTGGATATTTCTTATTGGATACTACCCCTACAGGTACTCCAACATCTCAGGGAACTATTTACTGGGATGATTCTAGGAGCACAGCTGCTTTGATTATGAATGGAACTATCCAGAACATTGGGCAGGATACTTATTTCTATGTCAAAAACTCAACAGGATCAAGCATACCTAAGGGTACTGCGGTAAGATTTGCTGGTACAGATGGTGCTAGTGGGCACTTGCTGATTGCTCCTTTCTTGGCTGATGGCACTTACCCAAGTAGTTATTTTATGGGGGTTACATCTGAAACAATTGCTAATGGAGCATTTGGTCAGGTTTCAAACTTTGGTGAGTTATCAGGAATTGATACTAGTGCATATACTGCTGGTGCTTTACTTTATGCATCTACTACAGTTGCAGGTGGATTTCAGACTACCCCTCCTGTTGCGCCTAATAATATCGTTTTAGTTGCTGCTGCGGTTAACTCTAAAAATAATGGAGACATTGTTGTTAGGCCATTGATTGGTAGCAACATAAATAATGATGAAGGTGTAAAGATAGTCTCCCCTGTTACAGGTCAGTTGTTGCAGTTGCAGTCTAATGGTTTGTGGGAGAACAAAACTCTTGCACAGGTTCTTGGAGGAACTTCTAGTCAGTTTGTTAAGGGCGATGGATCTTTAGATTCAAATACTTACCTAACAACCTCAGCTGCTGCAAGTACTTACGTGCCTTATACAGGCGCAACTGGTGCGGTAGATTTAGGGACTAATGCCTTTGCAGCATCACAGATTAGCATCAACGGGGCCGCACCTACTTCAGGGTCTTTCCTTGGATTTAAGCACGCCACAACAGTTAACACGGGCACAAATGGATACACCTCAATGTATACCTTTGGGACTAATATAATTGGCTTCAAATCAATAAATGGAGCAAACAATATTGATTTCTCATTTGATATGAGTGCAATAACACCTAATGTCCCAGGTGGTAGGGTATATACTTTGCCTAATGCTTCAGGTACTATTGCTCTTGTCGGGGGTTCTGGCGTAGGGACTGTTACAAGCGTTGCTGCGCTTACTTTAGGAACAAGTGGTACTGACCTATCAAGTACAGTCGCTAATAGCACTACAACGCCTGTAATAACTTTAAACGTACCTACTGCTAGTGCTACTAATCGTGGTGCTTTGAGTGCTGCTGATTGGACAACCTTTAACAACAAGCAGGACGCTTTGACTAACCCAGTAACTGGAACGGGGACGACTAACTACTTGCCTAAGTTTACGGGAACAAGTACGATTGGGAATAGTGTAATTCAAGAAGCAAGTTCCAATATTGGTATTGGTGGAACTCCATCTTATAAGTTAGACATACAAAGTACAACTGATGCAAGTTTGTTGCAACTTATAAGTAGTGCAACTGCAAATAATACTGCATTAAGAATTGGTATAGATGGCAACAACGCTTTTATAAATGCAAGTGGTGGTTCTACTGGCATATTGCAACTAAGGACTTATGGTACTACAAAAGCAACATTAGACGCAAACGGCAACCTTGGCTTGGGAGTAACACCTAGCGCGTGGGGCGTTATAACCGCAATGCAAATTAAAAATGCTTTTGTAGGTGGTGTAAATGACAATTCATATTTTGGAACTAACGCTTATTATGACGGTAGTTTTTATAGATACATAAATACAAACTTTGCTAATCTTTATTCGCAACAAAGCGGCCAGCATCAATTTTATACAGCCCCATCTGGCACGGCTGGAAACGCTATTAGTTTTACCCAAGCGATGACCCTAACCAGCGGCGGCAACCTACTAGTCGGCACAACCACAGACACTGGCTTTAAGCTAGACGTTAACGGAACTGGGCGGTTTAGTGGTAGACTATTAGTTAGCCACGCCACAAGTGGTAATTATGGAGCGGTAATTTATAACACGTCAGCAACTGGCGAAGGATTAACTGTAAGAGGAGGTTCAACAAGCTCACATAGTGCTTTAATTATTCAACCTTACGACGGCTCTGTATCTTTATTAAACATTTTAGCCACAGGCGCAGCTACCTTTTCAAGTAGTGTGACGGCTAATGCAAGATCATTTGTACAAGGAGCAGCGGGTTACTTATTTGACGTTCAAACTACTGATGCAAATCAGCCAAGACTTCAAGTTTATGTTGACGATACTAATGGCGTAGATTTAATTAGTGGTTATAATTCTACTGCTAAAAGTTTAAGATTTGTTACTGGAAATAGTCCACGTATGACCATCACCTCAAGCGGCAACGTTGGGATTGGGACGAGTAGTCCTTACGCTAATTTAGATTTAGGGGCAACTGGAGCAAATAATATAATTTTAAGAAATACGACTAGTGCTTATAATTTAGGGTATATTGGAAATGCTGGAGGAAGAATTAGTATAGGATTTAGCGACTCTAATAGTTCTTTAGTAGTATTACCTTATTTATCTGTTTTATCAGGCGGCAACGTGCTGATTGGAACGACAACGGACGCTGGCTTTAAACTAGACGTTAACGGGACTGGGAGGTTTAGTGGAATAACAACTTTTAGTAGTACAGGTGGAAGTGGATTAAGAGTTTATGGAGCAAGTGGAACTAATCAATGGGATATGTACCTAAATGGTGCTAATCTAAGATTTAGTGACAACACAGGAACAGGTTCGTTTGTAGTTGATAGACCTGCTACCTTTTCGAGTAGTGTGACGGCTAATGTTGTTATATCAAGAAGAGATGCAACAACAAGTGGGACAGATGCTCAATTTATTTCAGAAAATAGAACAGGCACTTCAGGACAATATGCTATATATGGAAGCAGATTAGATAATGGTTCAGGTGCTGGATTTGTTCCTGTTGCTTTTGGTGCTATTCAAACATCTGGAGCGGGTAGAACTGGCGATTTTATTATAGCCGTTTCAAATACAGATAATGTAAACCTATCTACTCACGAACGAATGCGCATAACCTCCACCGGCAACGTGCTGATTGGAACGACAACGGATGTTGGAGCAAGATTATATGTTGATGGAGCATTTAGAACAGGAACACTTACAGCAGGTACACAAACGGCTGCTGTTGATTGGAGATTAGGTAACGCTAGAGGTGGAGCAGCTACAGCAAACGCACTTGTAAGAGTACAAATAAATGGAGTATTAGTAGACTTAATAGGTAATTACGTATAAACAATAAACAAATGAAAACAATCGAACCCGTATTTATTTGGGTAAATGGAACCCAAGACGAAGGAACTATTCTAAATGCATATTGCATTAATGACAATCTAAGTACTTCAGGAACATTTTATTATTCTATCTTGAGTGATGCTCAACAGCAACTTGCTCAAGGGAATCTAACTATGACTGGAGAGGACTATCAAGCATGGCAGACAAATGAGTATGCCTATGACTGGGTTGCAAGTCAACTGAACCTAACCATCACAGGTGACTATGTACCACCAGTGCCTCCACAACCTGAACCTGAGCCAATCGTAAACGCAGAATAATCATGGCAACTATTAACTCATACGCAACTGACAATTCAGTATCCTACAATGATAAGTTAATTGGTACTGATGCTGAGGACAGCAATAAGACTAAGAACTTTACTGTGGGCAGCATTCTATCAATGCCTCTACCATCTGTACCTGTATACGCTAACAACACAGCGGCACTAGCAGGTGGTCTTGTGGCAGGCAACGTGTATCGAATCACAGGGACAGGACAACTAGGAGTGGTATATACTCCATAATCTTGCCTAGTAAAATTTAATCTAATGGACATAAGAAAAATATCAGTAGGACCAGACTATAAGGGTAGCTCCATGCACTACATCGTAGGGCAGAAGGTGCTTGGTGATAGCCATGAGATTCATCTCATTAAGTTCACCATAGACACCGGAGCAATTAGAATTTATATTATCAACGAGAAGCAGGAAGTAGTTCTCTGGAAGGAGTTTAACTACACTATGCCTGTTGCAATTGAATACAATATAAACTACTAATGCAGTCCCCATTTGATTTTATCGTGAAGCCAATAAATGGTGAGCGATACAACAACACCAAGGATATTGGTGGCATTGAGTTCATTGTCAACACATCAGAGGAGGACCACAAGTTCTCCAACAGATATGCTGAGGTGATTGAGGTGCCCTATGGATACGATGGTCCTGTGCAGCAGGGTGATACACTATTAGTACACCACAATGCATTTAAGTTCTACAATGACATTAGAGGTAGACGTAAGAGTGGTCGGTCATTTTTTAGAGACGATAAGTTCTTCATAGAGCCTGACCAATTCTACCTATATCGCAGAGGCGATATTTGGTATACCTATGACCGCTACTGCTTTGTTAAGCCTATCCCAGCAATTGAATCGTACATTAAGAAGCCATTCTCCCATGAACCTCTCATGGGAATTATGCGCTACCCTAATGCATATCTCCTATCTCAAGGTATTCGTACAGGTGACAAGGTATGCTTCAAGCCAGACAGTGAGTATGAGTTTGATGTAGATGGGGAGAAGTTATATAGGATGTTTGACCATCAGATAACTATAAAGCTATGAGAGACCCTAAAGAAATTAAGTTAAAGATAATTGAGGCAGGGCACCAGGCTGTAGAGCAACTAATTAAGGTTGCCAAGGAGGCCATCATTAAGCATGAGGATGACGATGAGTTGTCTGCTGACAGATTAAAGAATGCCGCAGCGACAAAGAAGTTAGCCATCTTTGATGCGTTTGAGATTCTCAATAGGATAGAGGCTGAGCGTGAGGCTCTTGAGATGTTGGACAAGGGAGTGAACAGAACAGAAACCAAACAAGGATTTGCAGAGCGAAGGTCTATATCGAATCGTTAAGGATCACGTCCCACAGAACTCTTTAAATAAAAAGAACAGTGGGAGGACATGGATGTACGGCTACAATGAGCAGTACGACATGGTGGTTATATCTAGGACTGGAGAGATAGGTGATATCATAAATATCTCAGGGCTGAATATTGCGTTGCCTAAGGCACCTAAAGATTGCTTTTCAAGGAGCAAGAACATCAGGGATCAGTACTGGGAGAGGCAAGATTTGCCAAAGGAGTTATCAAAGATACAGTCAATCTTTCACTGGAATGAGATGCCTGCTGAGTTTAAGGACAGGTGGGTGGACTACATTGAGACAGAGTTTGATAGGCGTGAGGATGGAATGTGGTTCATGAACAATGGTGAGCCAACATACATCACAGGGTCTCATTATATGTACTTGCAGTGGTCTAGCATTGACGTTGGATACGCAGACTACCGTGAGGCTAACCGCATATTCTTTATATTCTGGGAGGCATGCAGAGCAGACACTAGGTCATTTGGTATGATATACCTAAAGATTAGACGCTCAGGGTTCTCATTCATGTCATCATCTGAGTGCGTGAACATAGCCACTCTTGCTCGTGACTCTCGTGTTGGTATCCTGTCTAAGACAGGTGCTGATGCTAAGAAGATGTTCACTGACAAGGTGGTCCCAATAAATAGTAGGCTACCATTCTTCTTCAGACCTATCATGGATGGTATGGACAAGCCAAAGACTGAGCTTGCGTACCGTGTACCTGCATCTAAGATTACTAAGAAGAACATGGCCAATGCCTCTGACACTGAGGTGATTGGTCTTGATACCACTATTGACTGGAAGAACACTGAGGAGAACTCTTACGATGGTGAGAAGTTACTATTCTTGGCACATGATGAATGCTATGCTCCAGATACCAATCTGTTGATGGCTGACTTTACGTTTAAACCAATAAGGGATATTAATGTTGGTGACAAAGTAATGGTTGAAGGAGGAAAGATAAAGACAGTTATGAAGCGAGTTGATGGTGTAACAGACCGATACTTGGTTAAGCAGCCTTACGGAGAAGACTACATCGTTACAAAAAACCATAGACTTGTATTCAATCGGTACATGTTTAATTCTAGAAATAATGCTCATCGACATGAAGAGGTGATAATGACTCCAGAGGAGTACATGTCTAAATCAAAGTTTGTGAAGCAACATCTAACAAGAGTTACATCAAAGGGTATTGAAATGGCAGATAACTATGATGGCATACCGCCATATCTGTTAGGACTATGGCTTGGAGATGGTAGAAAACAAGAGTTTACTATACTTGTAAACAAAGAAGAGGAGCCTGAAATATTGCATTACCTAGGAAGGATTGCTGAAATGAAAGGTATTGATTTTGATTTTAAGAAAAGTACGTCTGATAAAATAGTAGAATTTAGATTTAAAGGAATTAATTCAGAACTTAGAAAGATTGGTGTATACAATAACAAGTATATTCCTGATCAGTACATGAAGTCATCTATTGAATCTAGACTTCAACTTCTTGCTGGGATTATTGAGACTGATGGATACTCAGATAAGAAAAAGAATATGATTTCAATAGGAATGAGTAAAAAAGATTTAATCGAACAGATTAGAATGTTAGCTCTTTCTTGTGGAATAAGTTGCAGTAATGTAAAGAATTATAAGTCAAATTTTAATACAGAAGTATACAGGATAAGTTTATCTGGAGAACTTTCTAGGATTCCATTAATAACTGAAAAGAAATCATTTGAAGGTTATGATCCTATTTCTACGGGAAGAAGGAATAAGGTATCTGTTGAGTATCTAGATAAAGGCGAGTACGTTGGTATACAAGTAGATGCAGATAATGATGACGAGCGTAAGCTTATTTTATCTGACTTTACGATAAGTATGAATAGTGCTAAGTGGACTAAGCCAAATAATATTTTGAACAACTGGCGAGTAACTAAGACCTGTCTCAGGGTGGGTAGCAAGATTATTGGCAAGTGCATGATGGGGTCTACATCGAATGCGTTGAGCAAGGGTGGGGACAACTACAAGAAACTATATGATGACTCAAATGTATTAACTAGAAATGCGAATGGACAAACTAAGAGCGGTCTATACTCATTGTTTATACCGATGGAGTGGAACATGGAGGGCTTTATCGATAGGTATGGCATGCCTGTGGTTCGAAAGCCTGTTACTCCTATTCTTGGTGTTGATGGGCAGATGATAAAGAATGGTGCGGTAGACTACTGGGAGGCTGAGGTGGAGTCATTAAAGAATGACGCTGATGCACTCAACGAGTTCTATCGTCAGTTCCCACGCACGGAGTCGCATGCATTCCGTGATGAGAGCAAGTCATCTATCTTTAACCTTACCAAGATTTACCAGCAGATTGACTACAACGATTCAGGTATTGAGGGGCAGATGGTGACACGTGGGTCGTTTCACTGGAAGGATGGCATCAAGGACAGTAAGGTGATATGGACACCTGACTCTAGGGGCAGGTTCTTAATTAGCTGGGTACCACCATTGTATTTGCAGAACAATGTTCAAATAAGGAATGGAGTGAAGTACCCAGGCAATGAGCACCTGGGTTCGTTTGGATGTGACCCCTATGATATATCAGCAGTAGTTGGAGGACGTGGATCTAATGGCGCACTTCATGGTATGACTAAGTACCACATGGACGATGCTCCTGTTAACCAGTTCTTCTTGGAGTATATTGCAAGACCGCAGACAGCGGAGATATTCTTTGAGGAAGTTTTGATGGCCTGTGTGTTTTATGGTATGCCTATGCTTGCGGAGAACAATAAAGCTCGTATATTATATCACTTTAAGAATAGAGGGTACAGGGCATTCAGCATGAATAGACCTGACCGCACATTGAATAAGCTTAGCAAGACAGAGCGAGAACTAGGTGGTATACCTAACTCCTCTGAGGAGGTGAAGCAGTCACATGCATCAGCTATTGAGTCTTACATTGAGAAGTTTGTAGGGTTTGATTTAGCCAGCACGTATAGATCATCAGATGAAATAGGCACAATGCCGTTCACTAGGACGCTTGAGGACTGGGCAAAGTTTGACATTAATGATAGAACAAAGCACGATGCGTCAATCAGTTCAGGCTTAGCTATAATGGCAAATCAAAAACACGTATATTTACCGGAGAAAAAAGAGTCGAAAATTAGTGTTAATTTCGCAAAGTACGCTAACACTGGAAATCAAAGTCAAATTATTAGATGAAAGATGTCGTAATTAATATATCTTCAACTGCATTTCCAAGCCAGTTTGTATCTGATGCTGAGAAGGCAACTCCAGAGTATGGCCTTCAAATTGGTCAGGCTATTCAGTACGAATGGTTCAGAAAGGATGGCAGTCAATGTAGATACTATAATCAATGGGGTGAGTTTAACCGACTGCGTTTGTACGCAAGAGGTGAACAATCCGTTCAGAAATATAAGAATGAGCTGGCCATTGATGGTGACTTATCTTATCTAAACCTTGACTGGACTCCAGTACCTATCCTTCCTAAGTTCGTTGACATTGTTGTCAATGGCATGAGCGATAGACTCTTTAAGGTAAAGGCATACGCACAGGATGCAATGTCTCAGGCAAAGAGAAGTAAGTATCAGGACATGATTGAGAGCCAGATGCTTGCTAAGGATCTGTTGCTAAAGATACAGAATGAAACTGGTGTTGATCCATTTGTGACTAACCCAGAGGAGTTGCCTCAGACTGATGAGGAACTATCATTATACATGCAGCTTAAGTATAAGCCTGCTATTGAGATTGCCGAAGAAGAAGCGATTAACACTATCCTTGATGAGAACCACTACCAGGATACACGCAAGCGTATTGACTACGACTTGACTGTGTTAGGTATTGGTATTGCTAAGCATGAGTTCTTGCCAGGTGCTGGCGTACAGGTGTCTTATGTTGACCCTGCTAACGTGGTGTATAGCTACACAGAAGATCCATTCTTCCAAGACTGCTTCTACTGGGGTGAGATTAAGACTGTACCAATGACTGAGCTGTTGAAGATTGACCCTACCCTTACTCGTGAGGACTTGGATGAAATATCCAAATACTCTCAGAGCTGGTACGATTACTACAACACTGCTAGATTTTACGAGAACAGTTTGTTCTATCAAGATACCTGTACTTTGATGTACTTCAATTATAAGACCACAAAGAAGATGGTCTATAAGAAGAAGATTCTTGAGAACGGATCTACTAGAGTAATTGAGAAGGACGATCAGTTTAACCCTCCATTAGAGATGATGGAGGATGGTAAGTTTGAAAAGCTTGAGAAGACCATTGACGTATGGTATGATGGTGTAATGGTGATGGGCACCAACTTCTTATTGAAGTGGCAACTATCTGAGAACATGGTGAGACCAAAGTCTTCTTCTCAGCATGCATTGCCTAACTACGTTGCAGTAGCACCACGAATGTATAAGGGTGTTATTGAGTCGTTGGTTAGAAGGATGATTCCTTTTGCTGACTTGATTCAGTTGACTCACTTAAAGCTACAGCAGGTTATTGCCCGTACAGTTCCTGATGGTGTCTTCATTGATGCTGATGGATTGAATGAGGTTGACTTGGGCACAGGTGCGGCATACAACCCTGAGGATGCGTTGAGACTATACTTCCAGACTGGTAGTGTTATTGGACGTAGTTACACTCAGGATGGTGAGTTCAACAATGCTAGGGTACCTATCCAGCAGCTGACATCCAACTCAGGAGCGTCTAAGACTCAGATGCTTATTGCTAACTACAACCACTACCTTGACATGATTCGGTCTGTAACTGGACTGAACGAAGCAAGAGATGGTTCTACTCCTGATCCAAATGCATTGGTTGGTGTACAAAAACTAGCGGCACTTAACTCGAACACTGCTACTAGACACATCCTTGAGAGTGGTCTATTTATCTATCGTTCACTTGCTGAGGCACTTACGTATCGTGTGGCTGATATCTTGCAGTATGCTGACTTTAAGGATGACTTTGCAAATAAGATTGGAAAGTACAACGTGTCTATATTGAATGACATTAAGGATTTGTACATCTACGACTTTGGTATCTTCATTGAGATTTCTCCAGACGAAGAGCAGAAGGCACAACTTGAGCAGAACATTCAGGTGGCATTGGCGAAGGGTGACATTAACCTTGAGGATGCTATTGACATCAGAGAGATTAAGAATCTAAAGTTAGCGAACCAGTTGTTGAAACTCAAGAGAGTTAAGAAGCAGGAGCGTGAGGATAAGATGGCTATGCAGAAGCAGGAGATGGCAGCAATGCAGCAGATGCAGTCTCAGGAACTAGCAGCACAGACTGCTATGCAGAAGATTCAGTTGGAGGCTCAGGCTAAGATGCAGTTCAAGCAGGCGGAGGTGGCATTCGATATTGAGAGGTTAAAGGCTGAGGCTGAGCTTAAGAGAATGTTGATGGCTGAAGAGTTTAACTATCAGATGCAGATCGCTGGTGTTAAGGAGATATCTCTTGCTGATCGTGAGAAGATGAAGGAGGACGCAAAGGCTAAGAGAATAAGCCAGCAGAATACTGAGCAGTCTAAATTGATTAATCAGCGCAAGAATAATCTACCTCCATTAAGCTTTGAGTCTAACGAGGATACGCTTGATGGATTTGACATGGCAGAGTTTGAGCCACGATAAAAAAAAATCTATAAATTTGTAAACATAAAATTTAATTAAATGGAAATCAAAGTAAGATCACTAGATGCAGTTGAGCCAAAGAGCATGCAGGAAGTTGAACAAGAGCTTCTTGAAAAACATGAAAGGGAAATCAACGGTGAAGTACAAGTTGGCTTGGATACTTCTAATATTGACAATGCAGTTCAAGATAGTCAGCTTGAAGAGGATGAGCTATCGGAAGAAAAAGTTCTTTCATATATTGGTAAGAGATACAATAAGCAGATAAACTCATTTGATGAGTTGATGGAACAGAGACAGAGCAATGAAGAGTTGCCTGAGGATGTCGCTGCTTATTTGAATTATAAGAAGGAGACTGGGCGTGGCTTCGATGACTTCGTGAAACTCAAGAAGGATTACGATGCTATGGACCCAGACACCTTGCTTAGAGAGTACCTTGCAGATACACAGCAGAATCTTGACGCTGAGGATATCGATGTCTTAATGGAGGAGTATACCTTCGATGAGGACTTGGATGAGGAGTCAAAGATTAAGCGTACAAAGATTGCAAGAAAGAAGGCTATTGCCGAGGCGAAGAATTACTTCAACTCTCAGAAAGAGAAATATAAGTTCCCACTTGAGTCAAGTGGAATGGGCTTGTCTCAGGAAGAGAAGGAGGAGTTTGAAGCCTATCGTCAATATACAAAACAGTCAAAGACTGTACAGGAGGAGAGTGATCGAAAGCGTAGATGGTTCGACCAAAAAACAGATGAGGTCTTTAGTAAAGACTTTAAAGGATTTGAGTTCGATGTCAACGAAAAGAAGATTGTGTTTGCTCCGGCATCTGCTGCTGAACTAAAGTCAATTCAGTCTAGTCCAATGAACTTTGTTAATAAGTTCTTGGATGAAAGTGGTTTGATTAAGGATGCAGCTGGATACCATAGGTCTTTGTCTATCGCTATGAATCCTGAGAAGTTTGCCAAGTTCTTTTATGAGCAAGGCCAAGCGGATGCTACTGATGACGTTTTACGTAAGACCAAAAATATAAACATGTCTGAGCGTAGAGCTCCAGAGGTTGCTACTAAGGGAGGAATGCAGGTGAGGGCGGTTGCTCCAGATTCTGGAAAGGGTCTAAAAATCCGCAGTATTAAAAAAATGTAATAACTAAAAACAAAACAAAACAATGGCAGTATTATCAAGCCCGGGATATCAGTTGCAGCCAAGTGCTGAACAAGTCCCTTTATCAACTAATTACATTACCAACTTTGACTTCTTGAACCAGTATCTTCCTGATACTTATGAGAAAGAATTCGAGCGTTATGGTAACAGAACAGTAGCTTCATTCCTTCGAATGGTAGGTGCTGAGATGCCGTCTAACTCTGACATGATCAAGTGGGCTGAGCAAGGTCGTTTGCATACCAAGTATGTAAACTGTGATTCTAACGCAGCTGCTGCTGCTGACACCGCTACTATCACTGTAAACGATTCTAACGTAAGTGGAATTGCAATCCGTGTTGGTCAGACTGTATTCATTTCTGAAAACTCTACAGGTCTTTCTAACAAGGGTATCGTTACTGCTGTAAACACTACCGCAGGTACATTTGATGTGGCTTACTACGAAGGTGGAGGACAGACTTTCCCTGGAACTAACCCTCTTTCTGTTTGGATCTACGGTTCTGAATTTAAGAAAGGTACTATAGGAATGATCGGTTCTTTGGAGGCTGAAGACGAAATCTTCGACAACTCTCCAATCATCATCAAGGACAAGTACGCTGTATCTGGTTCCGACATGGCTCAGATTGGATGGGTAGAAGTAACTACTGAGAACGGTGCTACTGGATACCTTTGGTATTTGAAGTCTGAGCACGAGACTCGTCTACGTTTCGAGGACTACCTTGAGACTGCAATGATCGAAGCAGTTCCTGCTGAGTCTGGTTCAGGTGTAGCAACTCAAACTGCTAACTCTCAAGTTGGTAACAAGGGTTCTGAAGGTATCTTCTACGTTGTGAACAACAGAGGTAACGTATGGGGTGGTGGTAACCCAACTACTCTTGCTGACTTTGATAGCATCATCTCTCGTCTTGACAAGCAGGGATCTATCGAAGAGAACGTACTATTCGTAAA